CGATCCATCTATCGATAGTCCTGTTAATCCTTCTACTTGTGCTTCAAATGTTGCCATATAATTCCTTTAATAAAACCCACCCCCTCCGTGGGGAGAGAACTTCCTGGGAAGGGGCAGATTTATTATTGTTTACGTGCTATATCGGATTCCTAACTAGCAGGAGTTACCCATTCATAGCCAGTATGACTAGATGGAGCTTCGATATACCAAACAGTTACATCAACTTTACCAGCTGTTGCTGTTGCTGCTCCAACGATACTATCAAAAGTATCATTAGCAGTTAGGACATAAGGTGCTGCATCACCAGCATTACTTGGTCCTATTGGATAGTCAGCTACTGCATCTGCTTTAGCTACAGCTGCGCTTAACATAGTTGTGCCTGCAAAGCCTAACTGTATTGTTGCTGAGCCAGCTGAAAGCAGTGCTTCAGTTACCACACAAGAAAAACCAAGGATCATATCACCTTTGTTAAATGTTTGTGTAGTAGCTGTATTAGCTTCCTGTATCCCAAAGTCAATTGAGAACTGTTTCATTTTAAGCTGAGACGCATTATTGATAGCGTTATCAGCCGCATTTTGTCCGTACATTGGATTAGCCATTATCTAAACCTCCTTCTTAGTTAGATTCTGCTTTAGTCCAGACAGCATGACATTCAGGCATTTCAAATTGCATACCAGCTTCGGTAAGAATAAGATCTACTCGACGGTCAATACCGCTGTTTTCAAGGGTTTGAACACCAACGTATACTGAAGTATCACGATTAATGCCGTTACCTACCAATGGACGATATTTAACATAGTTCATGTTAACACCTAAGATAGAAATATTAGTTCCATCTAAGTGAATATTACGAGCTACATTCATATCTCCATAAGGTGTTGAGATTGTAGTAATATCCAATCCTAATACCTTCTTCTTGCCTGAGATCATCATATCTGCACGATATTGATCATCAATGTCTAAGTTAGCCTTCATATAGCCACCTAGTTTATGTAACCAGTTATATACTTCTGTATCAACAAAGAAAACAGTTGAACCAGAACCATTATAACGTGGATCCAAGAAACTAGACATATCATCTAAGAAGTCATCTTGAGTCTTAGCAGTAGTCCATGAGAACTTATTCCCATAGTTTAATGCAAAGTCACATACACCTTGGGTGTATTGAACGCCATCAGAATCAATGTACTGAGAACCAAATAATATAGATTGCTCAATATCATATTTGTGCTCAATTAGCTTATCACGCCAGATACGAGACCACTCATTCTGTTCATACTTTAATGAAGTAGCACGCATTGTGTTAGTCATTGCAGCAGAAGTTTTCCAGATTTGAGTTTGCCCATATCCTGTGCCATAAGGTTGATCTTTCCATGTTTCAGGATAACCAGATCCCTCAGCATAAGCAGAACCAACAACATAGCATCTTGCAGCTTCTAATTTACCAGCAATCTCTTTGTCATAAAGAGATACGCCTGTAGTCCAAAGAACTGAATCACTTGAGCCAACAAAGTCAACAGAACTTGCAGTTCCCTTGATAATAACTAGCTCTAAGATTACATATTCGCCAGAAGTAGTTACAGACTTAATTTTCCCTAAGATGTTTCCATCTGGGTTGTAAAGATCTGCTACATCAGCTTCACCAGCGGTTCTATAGTTCAATTTAACTACTTGACCTTGAAGGAAAAATTCAGGCTTAGTACCAGCATCACCAACTGAAATATCTCCAGAAGATTGACCAAATACATTTTGCATGTTTCCTGCTGATTTATAATCAGTACCCATTTTAACAAAGTATGTATCACCTGCATCTAATGCGCCTGCAACAACTGTTGGATCAGTTGTGCCTACTGCATTAGTAGCAGCGTGAGATACTACATATGCGTACCGTTTCATCCATGAACCACGCTTTTCAGTGAATTTGAAAGCGGGATCATCTGTAGGGTTTTTCGCAACTTTACTTACGAATCGAAAAAAGGGATCCTGAGAAAGAGCCAATTCAGATACTCGGTCACCGAAGTTAAATTTACGACGTAAAGCACCAGTCTTAAGATCGGTACCAAGTCTACTTCCGGTTGACCCAAGAGCATTATCCTGAATCGGATTAGTTCCTGTAGGGTTCCCTAAGTTAAAGATATCTGCCATGAGATTATCTCCTTTATTATTTAGGGTTTACAGCTAACACCGTGTTAGCCAAACAACTCGTTAAGGTCAGTACTAGAACCATTAACCATATCAAAGATTTGGTCATCAGGTGAAGTTTCACTTCTTGGACTGTTAACATTCCCTACACTTGGTTGAATATCTCGAACATTTTTCATTTGAGTCATTATATCAGCTTTTGTTGCGTCAGCAACATTTGTTTGAGCTTTATCCTTATTCATAAGGTAATATAAATCCTCTAAATCCATTTTACGAGTTTTAGATGCTTCAATCATTTCAGTAAATGCTTCAGGTGACATATTATGCTTAGTCATAAACTCTTCTGCTTCACCCCTCATTCGGGTCTTTAGCTGAGCTTGTTTATCTGACTGGGCTTTTTGTGCCATTGAATCATTTAACCTTTTTTGAACCATCGTATCAACGTGAGCATTAAAGACTTTAGCTGAATCTGAATCTGGATTACTCATTGCATCATCTGAATCGAAAACGAAATCCTCATCTAATCCTAACTTATCTTTAATATTCGCAGTAGGGCGACCACCATTTTCCAGATAGTCTCTAACAGTATCCACTAGTCCACTGTCCTTTTCCATAGCCTCGAGAACAGGTACAAAAGGTTTAAGCCTATTAAGCTCTCCTGCAATCCTAGTAGCTTCTCTACTAGAATCTTTATACCGTTTCTCCCAATCAACCTCATTACTGCTGGGGCCTTCGTTCGACTCTTGACGGGTTACCTCTGGGGGGCCATCAGTACTTTGAAGGGTTTCCTCATTACTAGATTGATCATCCATGATCGCGCTATTTACATCGCGCTCCATGGCTTCAAAGAAGTCATTCGCGGAGCCAGCTTCCACTGGGTTACCCTCGAACTCATCTAAATTTTCCATTTTACTCTCCTTTTCTTGAGATTATTTGATTGCAAACTTATTAATCTTCTTTGGAAGATTCCAAGTCTTTTATTACATTTTTAAGAGAAGTTGCAAATTTACCCTTCTCAGACTCAGCAAAGGCCTTTTGTGTTTGCCTTAATACTTTGTGCTGAGCTTGAGTCTCTAGCGCTTCTTTCTCTTTGCGAGTCTTAACGTCATTAACCTTCTTATCAACTTCCATAGAAGCTTTCATGACTTTATCTCTAATACCAGACTGAATAATCTGACGCTCAAGGGTTTCAATAGTACCCTTATCATTCTTCTGCGATTCTTCAAGGCTAGCAATTTGTTGTTGCATTTGAGCATACATGCTCTTTCTTTTAACAATATTCTCTTTATTCTTGATATCAGTCTCAGCTAAGAATGCTATATCATCAATAACGCCCATCTCCATATAAGACTTCAATTCATCTAAATATGCCCATCTATTAACTGGCAACGTAGACCCTGCAATTATTCGTACATCAAACTTCATTGTCCCATAATCATTAAATTTACCTATAGCTTCGCCAAGGTCATTATAAATAGGAACATTAATCTCCGCCATCTTTTCTTCATTAATATTATTTGGCTGTATAATTCTAAAGGTTCTATGCCCAGTATATACTGACTGAGAGAATTGTCCTACAACTTTACCCACTTGACGTAAAGCAGGCTCAATACAATTCTTCATCCATTGCTTAACCCTTCTAGTGCCATATTCATCCATAGCTAACATACCACGATATGTTTCATGCTGAGCATTAGTATCACCTTGCATAGCTCCATATATACCAGCTAGATACTCCATATCCTGTTTGCCTTCATTTACAATACCAAAAAATGCATTAGATAATGGGGCAGGTTGCACTGGGGTTGGAGGAGTAGCTCCAGGCCTAATAGGAAGTAATGCTCCTGGTGAACTTGAATATTGCTCCCAGTAATCCGTATCTATAGACCCCTCTTCATGCATCCATCTTAAAGAAGATCCTAATGATGCATTATGGACCATCAGCTGATGAGCCTTGTTCATTTCTCTTTGCTTACCTATAAGAGGTGAAACTGCTGAAATAGGATAAGGAGTCCCTGTCCATTTAAAGTGAAATGGTATTATTGGGTATTCAGTTATTCTATCTGGCAATACATTCTTATAAACAGTCACATCACCTATAACGCAAGTTTGCTGTATCCTTGTTCCATAAAATTTAACTGAATCAACTATCATTGACGCAAATGTTTTGTCTTTTATTAATAATTTAAACTCTGCTTCAGATACAATCTTGTTTTCTATCTTAGTAGCCGCTGCTTGCATTTGCTGTTCAGCTTCTTGCCTGAAAGCTTCTAATTGAGCTTGCATTTCTTCTTGAGCTCTCTTCATCTCCAGCTCATATCTTTCTGGGAGCATATCCCCAGATTCCACCGCTCCTCGAAGCTTCTTTTCTAGCTCCATTAGCTCTACAGTCATCTCTTCTTTCATATTATCTCGCTGGACTGTAACTCTCTCTTGAATAGCCATTATCTCTTCTTCTGACGGAGGCATTCTATAATTCATATTTATATAAGCTACTTTAATCTTCTCATATACCTCAAATAACTCCATAAGTTGATCTTGCTCGCCTGACGCAGGATCTATACTTTCTGATTCATGTATATCATTATAGGCAAAATCTTTTTGGAAACCCCCAGTAGCTTTTTCTGTATAACTAAATTCTGAGTTCTGATCTGAAGCTGCTCTTTTAATCTTTGCCTTTGCATCAGGGAACATACTCATTAAATGAGTTTGAGGCAATACTTTCCGTATCATAACAAAAGCTGCATCACGGAATAACATATCTCTTGATTTAGGATCGACATATACATCGAACGGCTCAGGTTGCATAATCTTTACATCACCTAATCCATTGTCTGAATCTGGGTCTACGCTAACAAGAAGATAACCTACAGACTTTGTCACAGCATCATTAATAGCATTAGAGTATATACTAGAACCATCAGATCCAGCCCATATATAATCAGCTATATCAGAAAAGACTGCACCAACATCAGAATCACTGCCTTCAACCCCTACAGCTTGCCATCTTGGATTATTTGCAGTAGCATAGAAATTAAGCATTTCTACTACAGGTAATATCCTATTGATCGTAAAAGTAGGCATGCCCTGTTCTTCAAGGGCAATGCGTTCAGTTTCAGTCAGTTGATTATCATTAGCAAAATCAAATCCCTTTTGATTAACATACTCCCACTGAGATCTAGTGTTTTGATTACAGCTATTAAATAACTGCCTAACCCTTGCTGCGTTCTTATCTACTCTTTTAGCCACTATCTATCCCTTAAAATTTAACTTCATTATTAAAAACTTGTTCTTCTTCAGTTAAAGGGTAATACGCTTCGCTTTGTTTTTTCCGCCTATCCCATGCATTCTTTAACTGATCTAAATATAATAATGCATATTTTTGATCACTAGCTCCCTTAGGTAAGCTTGTCTCTGAATTTCTCTGCAGTACCCTCCTCATACCAGATGGAAGAGAGCCATTTGGCCTAGCAGCCGCAGTAATGATTTCAATAGTCCCTTCTCTTCCTTCTTGCCAGGTTAGATACTCTAGTAAACCTTTATCTAATCCTAGTGTCTCAGCTTTTTCATTTACTCCCCAATTGCTCCATCCGCCTGTATCTTTTGTAGCATTAGCAACATATTGCTTATATACCTCTGCAGATTTACCAAGCGTTCCAGGCTTATCAAAAAGCTCCCCAGTCGCTAAGCCGTATTCATTCTGCACTGTCTTGCCTATCTGGAAGCTTCCTTTATATGTTGCATTCCATGCTTGACGATTGATCGCCTGATCTTTTACTGTATAAGCTAACGTGCTTCTATCTTTCCCGAATGATGATTCCATGCCATATGCAGTCCAAACATCACGTAATGCTATATCGCTCACGCTAACATCCAATTCTTTGCTTTAGGTTTATGCTTATTCCACTCTCCTGCCTTATTCTTTTTCAAAGACTTAGGTGGATGTGCATATTTACAAGAATATGCCAATGCATCTATTGTATCATCATGTCCCATTCTAGGACCAAATGTAATTATTTCTTGGTGCAAATCGTAATGATCCTTTTTAATTTTAATTGAGCCCACTGCAAACCTTTGTGCCAATATTTCCTGTATTCTATCCCTTTTAGACATTCTGTTACCCGGCTTCTCTGCTGTGTATTTAACAGTGAAGTCGTTACGCCTTCGCATTTCTGCATTAATAGCTTGAAAAACCGGTTTTGACATAGTCGTGTCTTCAATGCAAAATAAGCTTGGCTGGTATATTTTATTGTAGTCGAATATGTAATCAACAATTCCTCTCTTATCATCACCCGGTATACCAAGAACAGGTAAAGAACGCTTCCTGAGGTAATCAAGAACGTAACAATTATTGTTAGAATCGACGCCCAAAGCAAGTAGCACGCTGAAATCACTATCCCTACGAGTACTATCTGTAGCAGGGTCAACACCAACGAACACATTGATGGGTAATTCATCCCCTTCATCCGTTCTAACATATGCAATACCTGTGTCTTCATCTCTATAAAAAGTTCCTTCCCAATTCTTAATGTGGTTTCTATTAAATATAGAATCCGCTTCATTCTGAACTTCCATCATATACTCTTGATAGAACTTCTGCGGCACCCCATTGTCCGCATAAAACTTTTTCTTTCGCTCCATTTCCTTGTGGCCAAACTATGAAGGCCATAAAGGAGTCCCATCTGGCATTATAGCCTTGTGGGTTATTACATCCCACGAAAAATCATTCCCCTGAACTTGCGCTTTATTATACCCATTAAGTATGTTGGTAACAAAAGCATCGAAATGAACAGGCGTACCATTGATACGCAAACGACCAGTACCAGGCTCAAGAGCAGGAAACACAACAGCAGTAACCAAGTTAGCAATCTTTGACCTAGCCTCGGGCGTCCCTGTATTGTTTTCATCTTCGAAGTCATCAAGAACAATGAGGTCATAGCGCTTATGTAATTTAGCACCTCCACGTATCCCAGAAAGGTTAGATTTACTAATGAGTTTGCAACCGTTCTTAAGCTCGATATCATCTTCTGTCCATTTTCTCCCTTTAACATCACCGAAATAATACGAAAATCTTTCGTTATATTCCAAATGATATTTTACATAGTCCAAATTTGGGACTGAAATCTTGCTTGAAGCAGCTACCCATCCATAAAACAATGGGCCTTCGGCAAAGACAAAATCATGCAATAAACTGCATTTCGTTAAAACTGTCTTCCCGTGACCACGAGGTAGCACTACTGCCAACTGCTTAATGCTTAAGTCATTTAGCTTATCAGCTACAGCATAATGAAAAAATGGCGTCTCTGAACGCATAAAATCATCAGGAAGAAACATCTTCCCGAACGCGATTAAATCATTTTTTGCTAATAATAATTGCTCCTCCATCTGAGAAACATTATGTTTGTTTATATTAGCCATTTAAAATTTCTCTTGATGCTCTCCTGTGTCAGCTGCTTTAGCTTTCCTGTCTTCATACCAATTAACAAATTCTTGTGGATCATACTTACCATCCTTTAAAGGAATACTTATCTCTACATCAAAGTCTTTCATTTTAGTAGCGAGGGCTTTAGCCTTTACTGAAAAGCCAGTATAGTCCGTGTATCTATTTTTTTCATAAGACCAAGAAGCCATTGGATTCTTTCCTGAATATTCATTAGAAGGAGTATCAAGATACTCTTTTGCTAGGCCGTAATATTTATCTGCTGCTCTTAATGCCGCATTCACACTCTTGCTATCTACGACATCTTCTATATCAGGCTGCAAGATATTTGTAGTAGATGCTTCAGCTTCTATAAAGCTTGCCATTATTAAATCTTCAGCTTTCATTAGAACTCCTTTGTTACTTTAAGTTTATAGTCTACAGGTCTATCACCAATATAATCATTAGTATTAAAATCTAATGAATAATCACTATTAAACTTCATATTAATGCCTAATTTTAGTTTATCGTTCATTTTCTGAAAATGCTTTGGATCTAATTTCCCAGCCTTTAAACTTTCTACTAGCATATTACTTAATTCATCTTTAATATTGGTATTAATGTTCATTTCTTCAATCCCAAATAAATTATCTCCTGGGTCTAAAGTAAAATCGTCTATGATCATATCTTCAATTCTATTTGCCATCACCTAACTCCTCTGGTCTTTTAGCCACGTCTAACATATCATTAGAAAAGCCTTGAAAGGCTCCAACAGCTAGTGTTGTTGACTGTGTTCTAGTTTTATCTTCCATATCCATAATATCAGCCAGCTTAAAAAGAGCTTTTAAGCGAGTATCATCTTTTTCAGATGAGAGAATAACCTCCTTGATGTTATTAAGAATAAACTTCTCGTCTATATCTAACTCTTCCAAAACCGGCTTTAATGCTTCTTTCATAGCTGTCCTTATTCTTGTAGTTTTAACTAATTGCGCAGACTTAAACTTAGCATAGCCAGGATCATTAGTAGGATATGCCTTCATATACGCATCTTGAGGATTAAACCCAGATGCTAAGTATACAACAAAAACCTGCTCTAGCTTAGACAGATTCTCCCTCTGTATTAACACATCATCTGAAAGCTTGCCACCTCCAAATGAATAAATATTTAATCTACGAGAAGTGTCCATCTTAGAACTACTATAGGCAGGGAATGTCCCAGTACATGTTCCAATATAAGCTACCTCTCGTGCTTTCCCCTTCTGACGCTTCATAATGCCTTGACGCAAAACCTCCAAGACACAATCATCATCAGCTTTAACCCAGTCCCCGACTTTGCCTTCTCTCCAGTTCGACCGAACAACCAGCCCTTCTGGAAGACTATCGTCTGGATCAAATACTCTATGCTCTATACCATTTACACGGTAGACTCTCATCTATTTTCCTTCTTTATATGTATTCTTTGGAAAATTAAACTTGAAACTATCATTTGACCTAGAATGCTTCTCACCCACCGGATGAGGCTTATTCTTCTTTGGTCATGTGTGATAGCCCTTCTTCACTTCTTTTTAGGTCTTTTAGCAGGCTTCTTTTTCTTTGTGGGGCGACCCACTTTGCTCCCATATGTACCTTTACCGTATGGCATAATCTATACCTCCTCTTTTAATGCTTCTTTTTTAGGCTGAGCAGCTTTCTTAGCTTTAGGTTTAGCAACCTTGCTCTCTTGTTTTGCTATATAACCATATAGCTCCTGAAAAGACTCTCTCATGCTTGATAACTCTGCATAGACATCTTCCCTTAACTTCTTAATTTCTTCATTTAAGCTATAACCGTCTAAACTAGGCATTCTCTTCCTCCAATTGTGGTTTAAGTTCTTCAACCTGTGCATTAATCTGTGCAAGGCTGTCTTCCATTGTGTATATCCTATATGTTAAATCCTCAATAGACTTAGTAAGATCCCCTACTAATTGCTCTATCTCATATTGGTCCATCACAGTATCCTTTCTATTATCCTGTAAACCATTCCTGTAAACTTCAATTCTTTTAGCAAACGCTTGTTTGCGTAAAAAGAATTATTAAACTCCTAGAGTTTATCAACACTCTCCGAAGATGTACCCATCCTTAAGTAACTCTAAGGTCTCCTCGTCCCACCATTCAGATACATCAATCTCACCGTAATAAAAGGAAGTACTATCTTCATATGACTCCTCAGTGAGATATTCTATCTCCTCTGTCTCTTCATTATACTCTATAGTAAGAATGTAAGTCTTCATAATAACCTCCTATTTATACCATATATATTATATACTTTAACTTAAAAATGCAATAAGTTTTTTTATTCTGTTAACTACCTGTAATATCAGGGACTTAGGGCTAATTCTAACTCTTTTACACAGTCTGCGTAATAATCGGATTGACAATCCCACTTTCCTCCTTGCCCTTCGGGCGTCGGAAAGCGAAACGAATGCATATGATCTGCTGCACAATAATGGGGACACACCGGTATATCCTCCATGCGGTCCATGGCCATACCCAGTAGAGAGGCCACCAATAGTATAATCATATCCTCCCAAGTTAGCACTCTGGAAAATATTGAAAAAATTTTTTAAGGTTGATGTTATTGTTATCCATATCATTAATTTAGAATTAAAAAGATTAGAAAGCAAGAGGTTTCAAAAATTGTAGAATTTGTATGTGTGGGTAAAACTGACCACGTACCCGGGTGAGCAGGAGAATTAACTTCTGCATTTACGTTAGAAAGGGTTTCAAATGACTCAATTACAAATCGGTTCAAATGTCCGCTTGGCTTGGACAATCAAAGGCAAGACTTATCCTCCTGTTACTGCTCGCTTAGATGCAGTTGATGATTTAGATGGGGACAAAGTTGCATCGTTCACAAGATTAGGCAAGACTCGCGAGGATGGAAGTGCTATCAATTACTACCTTACTGAAGAGGAAGTAAGAGCTATGGTTCCAACAACTCACGCAGATGACTTCATCACCATTTAAGGAGGGGCCCTAGCGGGCTTTAAGCCTGGGCTATATATGTTGCTGTATGTAGCCCTATGGTGTGTGCATGTGCATGTCTTATTATAATAAACTTATACCAATCAGGAGAAATAAAATGACTATCTTTATCGTATACTCAGACACTGTTAAATTCACTGAATCTCATGATCAATATCTTGACCCATGTATTCAAGCTATCTTTACTACTGAAGATGAAGCTCAAGACTATGCTGATGATCTTGCTGATCGTATGAACTCAGGTTCTTATGCTCATGAAGAATACCCTTATATTACATCTCATGAAGTTCGTAACACTTATACACAAGTTAAGTGCCCACCAATTAAAAGTGAGGTAATGTAATGAGTGAGCAACAATCGTATGATCTATTCGTAAAGAGACTGATGATAGTAGTCAGTCTATATTCTTATTTATGTGTTGGGCTCTATCATTGTGCCCCAAATGTATTACAAATGTTGTTCTGGCCATTCCACTATGGATGGTTAGCACACTAAATTGACTGATGACACCAGGTGTCTTGACCTGGCCGCATTGCGAGGTAGAACAGATGAAAGGGACGATCCCGAGTAATCTGTTCGCAGTCATTATTATTTTATAGCGGGATGGAGAAATGGCAACTCACTTGGCTCATAACCAAGAGATTGGGGGTTCGAATCCCTCTCCCGCAACAATAAAAGTATATCCCAGGACCAATTTATAGTCATGATTAAATACGCGTCGCTATAACTTCAGGGATATCGTGGCACGTCTGATTACATCTCTGGTGATCCCAACGGTCTGAGAGGGGGAGATGAGGACGTGCTTTGCAATTCTAGGATACATATATTAATTGGTGCACTCAATTGGTATGTGTGTAAAATCCACGGCAGTGGTCAGGGAGGAGACAACCCTCCCTGCAAAAATTAGAGATATAAATCTCATAGAGCGCTCTGGTATAAGGTTTTTAGTTATTCCCTTGTCACTTAGATGACCCCAGAGCGTCCTTCCTATTAGTCGCAACCCGACTCCGGTAGCTAGTGAACTACTCACCATGGCTTGTAAGCGTGAGGTTACCAGAGGGAGATAGCTATGTCTCCCTTAAAATTAAATACAAAGGAGAAACAATGCAAATAGTATATAATAGTACCAGTGAAGAGATCAAGTATAACGATGCAATAGTATTGGATTATATGAGATGTATGGACTGGTTTCAAAGAGTTATGCTTGAGAGTGATTATGAGTTATTTGATGATACTCTTGAGTTAGCTGAAATTGTCTTTGATGATATAGACATCAATGATAATAACTGGAGAACCTTAGGTAATGGTATAGCACATCTATTAGCTAGGTTAGAATTAACTCGTACATTACGAGACAATCATCCAATAGTATGGAGATTGCCTGAATCAGGTATATATCCTAAATATCAAGCAAATATAGTTGAGCTAATGTTAGCAATGGGTATGTTTGACCAACTTAATACAAAGGGGATATCATGATGATAACCGCAATATGTCCTCAATGTGGGGATATAATAGAAGAACAAGAGTGCAGTAATCACCCAGATACAGAACTGATAGTATATCAGTCTAAAGATGAGACATTTGCTGGTGAAGCAATAATGGAATATCTTTATGGGGACAAAAATGATTGAAGCAGTTGAGTTAGTGAACACAGAAACAGGTGAAATATCATATTATAAGGTAAGTAAAATAGGTGTTCAGGGATATAGAATAAGAATGAGGCTTTTGAATGGAAGTCTTAGGACTGTATCAACAGAAAAGTATATACTAACAACAATACAAGAGAATAAGGAGAAAAAAGAAAATGTTTAGACCTTTTAAGGACTATTTAGAACTAGGAATGCTAATAACGCTTAATGTAGCCATGTGGCTAGGTATTATATACTTAATTAAGAGTATAATAGTATGGTAGCATGGGCATTACTAATATTTTGGATAGCGCTTGTATGCCTATTCATTACTTACGCATTTACTGATTAAACGTAACGAGGCAGGATGCAGGTCTTGCCTCTTACACAACTACAGGAGAGAACAAATGGCATATGGACATAATCTTTGGCCAACTTTAGCAGAAACAAATAAAATAGCCAGAGAAAAAAGAGAGGCAAAGAAAGAGTTAGAAAGATTAACTGATGAAAATGGCAAAAACTTATTACTAGATTATTCAGGAGAGAACAAATGTTATTAGAACACTTAAAAAATAGTTTAAATACTTGGGGAAAGCCAACAAAATATCCAAGAACATATAATTTAAGAGAAGATGGAAGACATGAAGTCTTCTGGATAGGATCAACAGGTGTAAAAGCACAAGCAATATATTCTGAATATAATCCAGATGGCACTAGAGTAACTTGCTTTATATGTGGAATTGAATGCTTAACAAGCTGTTCAAAGCACCAAAGAAAAGAAGATAAACATAAAAGAAATACTTGTGAGCGTAAATGTCAGGATAAACTTACTCAATGCTTCGAATGGAATCCAAGGATGATAGCAAGAGACGATGAAGGATGGTATACAGAAACCTGTAAAGGTGCAACTAAGGGGTATATTGTAAAAAGAGTTAGACAATTACGAATAAGTGGTAAATATAAAGGTAGAATGCATAGAGTAAAGATATTTAAACATAGGTGGGTTATGGAACAACATTTAGGCAGGAAACTACATAAATATGAACAAGTTCATCATATAGATATGAATAAAGCTAACAATGATATATCTAATTTATGGTTATGTTCTCCATCAGATCATATGTCTGCACATCATAGCTTTAATCAATGTTGCGAAGAATTGATGGGTAACTTTCATAAATATAATGATATACGATTTAATATTGAAACAGGTAGATACTACTTAATCAACAATGAAAAGGAGACACACAATGCTTAATAAATCTGAGATAATTCAGTTTTATCAAAATCAACTGAAGAAATTTAGATATCTTCAGAATAAGAACCAACATGTTACAGAACATGGGGTTAAAATCACACCATTACTTATAGAGGCTACTCAACGAAGACTAAGTGAACTTAGAGTTCAACGTGATATGAAGTGGGTGTCTAGAATAATGGATGACTCGCGTCAGAATGGAGAAGCTGATGGAATTTGAGTATAAATATACAGTTTTGTTCTCCTGTAAGGATGGGGATGGGGTGGTCGTTGATCACCCTCTCCGTCCGTTTACACTAGAAATAGAAGCAGAAACATATCTTGATGGGTATGTAGATGCAATTGTAAATCATACTGATGAAAATAATCCAGATAAAGTAAGAGGATTGTTTAGAATAGCTAAAATAGGAGAAGAAGATGCGGGGAAGAAAACCATTTCCAAAAAAGTTAAGAAAAAAGATAGCATTAATGCGGATACTTGATAAATACAAGTATAGATTTATAGCAGAGGTGCATAAAGTCTCAATTGGGACAGTACAAAATTGCGAAAAGCAATACAAAGCAGATCACCCGATATGGCTGAAGGTGAGGACTGCAATTCACAAGTTAACTAGTTAAAGGAGTATCAAATGCCAACAATAAAAGTACTAGCCGGTGGCGGTTTCGTAGAGCAAGAAGTTAGAGCAGAGACAATATGTGAGCTTAGAGAAGAGCTTACTATCAGTTCTTCAGCATCTGTAGCAGTGAATGGGTCTAATAAAGGCAATTCATATAGCTTACAAGATGGTGATCTAGTAGCTGCTGTCAGTAATGACAAGACTGGCGGAGATAAGTAAACCGAAACGATAATATATAGTTTTTAATAGTGCCTGCTATTAAACAACGGGAGAAATCAGGTGAGTTCAAACCAGAGGGTCACTGAAACTGCATAAATTCTACTATATATTATCACTTCTATGCCACATTCCATGAGTTTTGCGTCTGACCATGTGATTTTCAGGGGGTGTGGCTATAGAATAAGGAGAATTATGAGATATGTACAAAGAAAGACATTTAAAATAAGAAAATCAGGTAGAAGTAGTGACTATATTACACCTACATTCGGTCATGGCTGTTTATATAAGTGCTCATATTGCTATATGAGACGAAATGTACCATATGGATTGTCAGTAGCAGAGAATATTGATGATATATTAACGTGTATTGATGCACATGCTAATGATTTATTGTGGCCTAAACCACCTAATCAGACTAGCAATGACTATTGGACATATGATTTTAGTTGCAATGAAGATTTCATATTGCATACTAGGTTCTATGACTGGGAATATATCTTTGATTTCTTTAAAGATCATGATAGATTGATGGGTACAGCAGCTACAAAATATGTTAATGATAAAATATTGACATATAATGCTGATAAAAAGATAAGAATACGTTTTAGCTTAATGCCACAAGAGATATCTAGTGTCTTAGAGCCAAATACTAGCAAAATTATCGACAGAATAAAAGCTGTTAATAGATTTTATGACGCTGGTTACGACGTTCACCTTAATTACTCACCAATTGTTGTCTATAAAAACTCAAAAGCAGGATATACTGAGCTATTTAATTTAGTAAATGACAATATACTGAATAATATTAAGAAAGATGTTATGGCAGAGTGTATATTCCTTACTCATAATGAAAAATTACATGATTATAATGTAGAAAACAATATTATGGGAGAAGATTTACTGTGGACACCACATAATCAACAAGAAAAGACCTCTATTTATGGAGGTAAAAACATAAGATATAAGTATTGGCTAAAGAATGAATACATTACTGCATTTAAAAGATTGCATAGTAGCATTCTTCCTTGGCAAAAAATACGATATATATTTTAATATAGGAGAACAAATGAGATACAGATATGTAGTACATTTTAATATTGCAGATGAAAATGTAAGTAAATTCTTTAATGAAGAAGAACATGCAAATAAATTTGCTAAGATGGTAAACGGTAAAGTAACAAAATTTGGAGAATTAAATTACGGAAAGGATGAAAAATGACATATTATAACACAAATGAAGAGACTGGACCACAACTAAGGTCATCTTGGATACAAACAGCAAGACAAGAAGAGCTAATATATCAAATGTTTGTATGGAATCCAACATTAGGATTTTCACCTGAAGATATAGAGCTAAGATGTTTAGATTTAAACAAATTATGGCCAATCACTAGCATTAGACGAGCTATGCATACTTTAACTAAAGCCGGTAAGTTAACTAAAACCGATGAGTTACGGAAAGGTAACTATGGCAAGAACACACACATATGGAGATTAAATGATTAAGCTACTTGATAAGAAAATCACACTAAACTCAAATGTTGGTAGTCGTAGATGCATATTAACTAAAGATGAGCATCAATGGATACTAATAACGGGCCCAACTCATGCAACTGAAGAGCAAATGATTAAAAGAGGCACTAGATACTTTTATCAAGATATAGAAGCATTCTTAACTGCCTTATTATTCAAAAGGTTTAGAGCATTAGTAGATGAATGGGATGAAAATAAAGTAATTAATGCTGTTAATATGGCTAAGACTGAAGTAATAGCAGTAGGACGTGAAGTAGAAGCAAATACGAAAGGATTATTAATATATGAATCAAGTTGATGCACCCGTATGTGTAGAATGCGGGGAATATATAATAGGATATGCTTTAGAATTAGAGCAAAAGGTCTGTGCTGACTGTCAGGAGATATTAGATGCCAAGGCTTAGAGATAAAGAAGCAAATCCGACATCAAGAGTTAAAGTTTGCCAATCATGTAGGCGAACATGGGAACGTTGGTGCTATGGGTCACAATCAGGAATAGAGTTTTATGATGATTTTCCGACTCGTGGTATCGAAAGACAACGATGCATACATTGCATAAAGGAGATGAAAAATGAAATACAGTTTACAATCAAAGATTACAGACCACAGTATAGACTTAAATAATCTAGCTGAGAGAGTAATAGTAGGTCCACAAGAAGAAGTATTAAGAGGCATTGAGAGCTTTAATCATAGGTTTAGAACAGATATTAAATGTACTAA